CCAAAATGTACAAGACACAAGATGGTAAGATTGAAGAGCCAACAATGTATAATATTAAAGGTGGTGGCGAATGGTACGATGCTAGTTATCACGGCTTATTAGTCCATAGGGATTATGAAGCTAAAACAACTAAAGTTAAAGTACTTAAATGTAAGTTTCAAAACCTAGGTGAAAACGGCGCTGAAGCTCATTTTACTTGGGAACCTAGATCAGGTTGCTTTGTACCACATGAAATGCCAGACCTTGAAGAACAAATGCCTTGGGACTAAAAAAGTTTACAGCTGACGAAGTTAAATGGACAGATGAAGATAAAAAAGCTTATAGCTGGTGTATTAATCATGGGATTAAAATAGGCGTGATAGCAGCTACACCAGGCTTTGATGTTGGATCTTGGAAAATAAGAATCGTAGCTAATAATAAAGAAATGATTAGCCCAGGAGATTATAGTAGAACAGAAATATATCCTAAACTATTTGAAATGTATAGATATTATTACAAACAAAATACGAAGGGTAAAGGATAATAAATATATGATAGATTATAAATTTAAAAATGCAGATGAAGCTTTTAGCTTTTATTATGGTACAATACCATATGAAGGTCAAAAGTTTGATAACACAATGGCTATGTTTAACCAAGGCTTTACAATATTAAATCCTACAGATCGTATGATAACAAACGAGACTAGAGAATTTAATTTAGAGTATGCTGAAGCTGAGTGGCAATGGTATTTATCAGGCGAGCCTACAATAGACACTCTTGGTAGTATATATGGTAAAATACCTAAGATATGGCAAAAAATGGCTGATGAAAATGGTAAAGTTAATTCTAACTATGGCGCACAATGGGAAAGAGGTTGGCAATTGGACAAAGTCGTAGCAATGCTAAAAGATAATCCTAACACTAGACAAGCTGCAATATCTATATATGATGGTAAAGAAATATCTAATTACAAACATGACACGCCTTGTACTTACGCTGTTCAGTTTACAGTTGTAAATAATAAATTAAATATGTGTGTCACGATGCGATCTAATGATCTATGGTTTGGTTTCTGTATTGATCAATATTGTTTTAGCAAATTGCAAGAGATGGTCTCTAAACGTACAGGATACAAAGTTGGTACATACTATCATTTTGCACACAACTTGCATTTATATGATGATCAACTACCAGAAATAAATACACTAACATCAAGAGCTAGAAAATATGGATAAAATAAATTATTATTTATACCATATACCAGGTAAAAAAATAGGTGTTACACGTGATCTTATATCTAGAGTTGTTGACCAACAAGGCTACAGCTTAGACGAAGTAGAAGTTCTAGAACAAAGTACAGATATTGATTATATATCTGACCGCGAGTTAGAACTTCAACAGTCTTACGGCTATCGAGTTGACAGACAAAAATATAAAGATCTATATATTAATAAAATAAAATCAAATAAAATGTACATAAACGCAACAGAGCAGACAAGCACATTTCCAGTACCAGTATCTAAATTAAAAGGAAGACTAATGGATATGATGGGTAAAACATGGGAAACAATGCATGGTGAATTTGAAATCAACATGGATACAATTGCTTGGATAATGGATAATGTTAAGACATCCATGTATACTACAGAAAGATCTTACATATACAATAAAGCATTTGCTAAATACTTTCAAGTTAAAGAGCATGCTACAGCATCTGATAGATTTCCATTTGGCAAAGATGCGTATCAAGTTTATCTAGATGGTTTAACAACTAGAGCTAATGGTAATGGCAACTGGAGATATGATAGTACGGAGAGCGAAAGGTTTCAAAAGATAAGAGACTGGGCAGGCGAAAGAGGTCTTTATACTAAAGGCGATACTAAAACTCAGTTTTGTAAGTTAATGGAAGAAGCTGGTGAACTAGGTAGAGCTGTACTTAAAGATGATAAACCTGAGTTTGTAGATGCTATAGGCGATATGGTTGTAGTATTAACTAACATGGCTCATCTTGGTGGCACAACAATTGAAAAGTGTATTGATACAGCATACGAAGTTATATCTAAAAGAACTGGTAAAATGGTTAACGGAACATTTGTTAAAGATGAAAAGTAGAACTATTAAATTCAGAGATCCAGTCGTTGAGAACGTTGTGGATAAGTTTGTATCAAGATCTAATGTTGGTTTTGAAAAGTACGGAAGATCAATGCACGAAGAAAGAACTGGTGGCCATAAAGATCTAGCTGGTTATTTAAATGATATACAAGAAGAGCTTATGGATGCTATTCTTTATATTCAAGCTGCACGTGAAGAGTTAGCAGAAGATGATAAAGAAAATATCTTAGGTGTTAATTCTCCTTTACCAGAGTCTTTTAGACCACCACACCCTAGTCATGCAGATGATTTAGAATATGGCACGCCGGTATAGTAAAAAGAAAGGTCCAGTAAGATCAAAAAAGGTTGAGCATGATGGAATTAAATTTCAATCAGGACTAGAAAAACATATGTACATAGCTTTAAAAAAAGCTAAGATTAAAGCACAATATGAGGGACAGACTTACGAGCTTGTCCCTTCTTTTAACTTCGATCAAGAAGCTTATGAAAGACAAAGTAATGGAAAAGGTGAGTACCGTAATCGAGGTAATAAAAAAATACTTAATATTAAGTATACACCAGATTTTGTGGGAAATGGCTTTATCATTGAATGTAAAGGACGCCCTAATGAATCTTTTCCCATACGCTGGAAGTTATTTAAGGCTTATGTACATAAACACTTACCGGAAGTTACGTTATACAAACCTCAAAATCAAAAGGAATGCGAAGAAACCGTGAGCTTAATTCTTGGGAAAAAAAAGACTTAGCAAGAAGAAAATATGCCGAGCGTCAATTACAAAAGTATATAGACTGGAGTATAGAATGTAAAGGATATTTAAAATATAAAGACCTAATAAAATATAGTAAAAAATATGGCACGATTACAGATAGCTGAGTACCGAAAAAAAAATAGAAAAAAAAGACCAGGTACACATTCTAAATCTAAAACTTCTAATTTAAAAGGAAGTAGAAATTATAAAAAGAAATATAAAGGACAAGGAAGATGAAAGAAAGTACTCTGCTAGAAATGCAGAATAAAATAAAAGCTTTGACTAATATTGTTCAGCAAATGATAAGCGAAATAACACATCTTAGAGAGCTAAGTATAGGAACTTTAGAAACACTAAAGTTAATGCCTGGCTATCAAGATGCCATTGACACTTTAAAAAAGCAGATGGAAGATAATGTAAAAGAAAAACAAAAAGCAAAACAAAATGGAACTATCGAACAAGATACTAAGTGATATAACAGTGTATATGAAGTATGCTAAATTTGTACCTGAATTAAATCGTAGAGAAACTTGGGTAGAGTTAGTAGATAGAAACAAAGCGATGCATATAAAAAAATATCCAGAGCTTGCAGATAAGATAAATGAAGCTTATAAGTTAGTATATGATAAAAAGATTTTGCCAAGTATGCGTTCACTACAATTCGGAGGTAAACCGATTGAAATTAGTCCTAATCGCGTGTATAATTGCGCTTATCTACCAATTGATCACATTGATAGTTTTCACGAAACCATGTTTTTGCTGCTTGGCGGTACAGGAGTGGGTTATTCAGTACAAAATCACCATGTAAAACAAATGCCACCAGTTAATCAGCCATATGCTAAAAGAACTAGAAGGTTTTTAATTGGTGACAGTATTGAAGGTTGGGCTGATGCAATAAAAGTTCTTATGAAGTCTTATATGGGTAATAAGAGAAGTTCTAGTGTAGAGTTTGACTATTCTGATATTAGACCAAAGGGAGCTCAATTAGTTACGTCTGGTGGTAAAGCACCAGGTCCACAGCCTTTAAAAGAATGTATACTAAAAATTAAAGGTATATTAGACAGTAAAGAAGATGGTACACTATTGACTACTGTTGAAGCACACGATATAGTTTGTCACATAGCTGATTCAGTTCTAGCTGGTGGTATACGTAGAGCTGCCTTAATTAGTTTGTTCTCTGCTGAAGATAATGAGATGATTAGTTGTAAGTCAGGTAATTGGTGGGAAACAAATCCACAAAGAGGTAGAGCTAATAACTCAGCTGTACTTATGAGACACAAAGTAACTAAAAGCTTTTTTATGGACTTATGGAAGCGTGTAGAGCTATCAGGATCAGGTGAACCAGGTATTTATCTTAACAACGACAAAGACTGGGGCACAAACCCTTGCTGTGAAATAGCATTAAGACCTTTTCAGTTTTGTAACTTATGTGAAGTTAATGCTAGTGATATTGAATCACAAGAAGATTTTAACGAAAGAGTTAAGCATGCTAGCTTTATAGGTACACTACAAGCTGGTTACACTGACTTTCATTATTTAAGAGATATATGGAGAGATACGACAGAGAAGGACGCCCTTATCGGTGTGTCAATGACAGGGATCGCGAGTGCCGCTGTGCTGCCGTTGGATATGAAGGCCGCTGCAAATATAGTAAAAAGAGAGAATACAAAGACAGCTAAAGCAATTGGTATTAATCCAGCTGCAAGATGTACAACCGTGAAGCCCGCTGGGACGACATCTCTGGCATTAGGAACTTCATCTGGTATTCATGCATGGCATGCTGATTATTATACTCGTAGAATTAGAGTTGGTAAAAATGAATCTATGTATAAGTATTTATCTGCTAATCATCCTGAATTAGTTGAAGATGAATTTTTTAGACCTCACGATACTGCTGTAATTAGTATACCACAGAAAGCACCTAAAGGTTCTATATTGAGAGGTGAATCTCCTTTTGATTTATTAGAGCGTATAAAGAAAGTTGCTACTGAATGGGTTAAGCCTGGCCACAGAAAAGGGTCTAACACTCACAACGTTTCAGCTACTGTTAGCTTAAAGAAAGAAGAGTGGGATAAGGCTGGTGAATGGATGTGGGAAAACAGAGATCATTATAATGGATTATCTGTATTGCCTTATGATGGTGGTACATATACTCAAGCTCCATTTGAAGACATAAGCAAAGTAAAATACGATATGGCTATGAAACATTTAAAAGATGTTGATCTTAGTAAAATTATTGAAACAGAAGATGAAACTGATCTTGCAGGAGAATTAGCTTGTGCAGGTGATAATTGTGAAATTAAATGAAACGATTAGCAATAATAGGAGGTATTGGCATAATGACTATGGCTGGTACTAATATGATCTGGCATAAACAAAAGCTAGGTAATAATTCAAATACACTTGCAATAGCAAGCGGCGCTTTTATAGTGTCAATAGGTATAACTTTTAAAATATAAGTTATGTGTGACGGATGTCCGGGCGGATTTTGCCCATGGTGTTAAATATAAAAAGGGGAAGTCGTAATGACCTCCCCTTTTTTGGTTACAGGAACTTTTGGGTATGGTGCCCAGTTTTTTCGTGTTCCTAACGTCCGTAATTAGTTCCAGATTCTTTATTAGCATTAGCTTCCCAAGGTGCGTCTTTGCGGCCTTGCCATTCTTGCTTGCTATACTTTTTACCTTTCCAATAAAAATTTTCATCATCCCAAGCTAAAGCACCAGACTTAACGTCATCTACATGCCCAAGCTCATGTTTTATAACAGATTTAATATGGCTATCAGGTATATCTTTGCTTAGTGTTATATTTCCAGAACTTGTTGTTCTACCTAAAACATTAGCATCATCTTCTATATGGCTAACGGAAGTGTTCATTAACCTCATATCGTAAAAATTTTTTAATTTAAAAGCCATATTACCATTTTACTTTATTAGCCCAATATGCCGCGCTGAAAACTCCTTTAGCTATATTCTTAGCGTGTCTAGCTTGAAAAGATTTTTTACGAGCTTTATCTTTTTTAGTTTTAGGTTTTTTACCAGCGCCTTTAACACCTACTTGTCCAAACCTAATAATCTTTTCTTTACCATTTTTACAGGCTTTTACAATGTGTGATTTACCAGATGGTCCAGATCCATGAGCTTGTTTCTTTGGCTTATTACAAGGCATTTTACTTTTGTCTACTCTACCTGCCATTATTTTTTCTTTTTACGTGTTCTACTTGACGCTCCACAAGGTTGACCTGTTTCTACGTTTATCCAGTTTTCTTTTTCAAACCAATCTCTAAGTGTAGCTCCTTTTTTACGGGCGCCTTTTACATTTGATTTACTAGATCTTTTATATTTACCTTGAGCAGCAGCAGACTTCTTAGCAGCAACTACTTTACGTCTTTCTTCTTTGCTCATTGATTTTACTTTGGAAGCAGGTAAACATACTTTTTTAGTGCCTCCGCCTTTAGTCTTTTTTGCCATGTTTTCTTCTTATTGATATTTTACATTGCTTAGCTATTTTAGCTTGTTCAGGTTTTTTACCAAATCTAGATCTTTGCTCCATTACAGTTAGTATTTGTATTTGTCTAGCAAAAGGTTTACCAGATCTTTTAACTTTAGTACAAGTAGCTCTAGCATCAGCAGTTGTAGCATATTTAATTCTTACAGTGTCTTTAGGGTTTTCGTCTGTATATAACCTTCTTCCTGAGCCTTTTGGTTTCTTACCTGTACCTTCTTTTGGATCTTTATTTTTCTTTGCCACTACCTAATTTTTTCATTGCTGCATTTCTAGCACACTTCATTTTTTTAGCGTAACTAGGATTTTTACCTCTATTAAAAACTATTTGTTGATTTAAACTGCCTACAATAGCTTTTTTATTTCCTTTTCTAGATTTAATAAGCCAGTTTGCTAAATCACTACATGACAATTTTTTAAACTTACCTTTAGCATCTGCGTATTTACTATCTTTCCATTCAGGTTTCTTCTTTGCCATTTTCTTTAACATGTTTGTACAACATATCTCCTATTTGTTTTCCAAAATCAGAGTCTGATTTGTAATGTGCTTTAGCTACATTCCTACTATCAGATATATTTTCTCCTAATGCAGTAAATCTACTTGTATTATTTAAATCATTTAAGTACTTAGCTATAAATCTACCTTGAGCAGAATGACCAGATGGATATGCAGGAGTTTTCATAGATTCTAATTCAATATCGTTTAATTTTATACCATACTGTTTAGCTAGTTCTTTTGGTCTTGGTCTATTAAAATGAAACTTTAATTTTTTTATAACATTGTCATAAGCATCTAATGACATATCTTTTATAATCTTTTCTGGAAACTTATAGTTGTTTTTTGTGGCAAAATTACCAAAAACTTTAATCATATCGTCGTTATCTTTTACAAATTTAGGATCATCTTTAATCTTACTTAAATCTTGTATTTCTCTAAAAGTTTCTAATGAATTATTTTTAGGTGGATTCTTTCTTTTTAATTTGCTTAAATCGAAATTTTTAAAATTACTTTTCACAACTATGCATATTAATAAACCAATTAGCTAGCTGAACATCTCTTTTAGTAGCTTCTTTACGTGATTTAAGTTTTTTAACTTTACTACAAGTAACTTCACCACCATACAATTTAGATATTCTAGCCTTTAACGTGCCTCGATATTCGCCACCACGTTTTTTCATTTTTTCTTTTTTAACTCGTTTTGAAACCTTTTAATAATATGCTCTACTATTGCCTGAGGGTGCGTTTTAGACACTTTATCAAGTCTACTAATAATTTCCTTCATTTGTTCAGTTTCCATTACTTTTTATTTAATTTTTTAATTTGTTTGTCAGTTAAAGGTATATCAGCATCATCTGTAGGACGCATTTTTATTGTGCCATTATCACAATAGAACTCTCTTTTTTCTCTTGCTGCTTCTTCTTTACCATCTGGTTTTTCTAAATAAGGTTTTTCCCAAGCTTCCCAAGCTACTTTACATTTATTTTTTGATCGCATAATGTTATTTTTTTCTTTTACTTTTCATATTTTGTGGTCCGCCTTTTTTAGTACATCTTACACCCCAACCACTAGCATAAGCTGAAGGCCACACTTTAAATTTCTTTTTTGCTGCAGCTTTACATGCTGGACTAATTTTACCCATAATTTATTTTTTATAAGATTTTAAAAATTCTACTAATACTTTTAGATCAGACTTTATTTCTGCTAAACCTACTTTAACTTCTTCCATATTTTTAGCCATAGTTTCATGTCGTTTTTCAAACGTTGATTTAACTTCTCTAATACTAAAAAAGAAAAATTTATACAAGGCATATGACGCTGCCACAGCTACTACTAGCGATAATCCAAATTCTCTTACCAAGTCTAATATTTCTTTCATTATAATTTTCTACCTTTTTTATCTACTTTAACTTCTTTTACTATAACCCTTGTGCTAGGCTTTTTGTTTTTTAAAGCTTCTAACTGTTTGTTTAATTCCTCTAGTTTACCGTCATTTTCAGTACCGTCTTTTACTAAAGTAGAAAGTACATTTATTTCTTCAAACACAACATCATCAACTTGTTCTAACATGTTAACTCTTTCTTTCAAGTCTATTATCATATCTTCATTCCACTTTTCTTTTAACTCATATTCTAAACGAGTAACCTCAGTTGGTGGTAATACTTTAGCTTCTGCTATGTCCTCCTGCAAAGTATAGTACATGCCTACTATTGTAGTTGTAAACATTATTATTCCAATTACGGTTTTTATGTCTATTTTAAACTCTGTATTTTCTGATATTTTCATTTTTCCATTAATTCTAGAAGTTTGTCAACTCTATCTTTTTCATATTTTAAAGACCTTATACTACTTTTAGTTAAACCCAAACTATCTAATTTTTGTATTTGCTGTTGTTTTGTTAATTTAAAATACTTTTCTGTATCTTTTTTTATTTTTTGATTTTTATAACCTTCTTCATCAAGCACTTGCTTGTATGCGTATTTTCTTGTTTTAGCTTCTTTTCTCTTTAAAGCTCTTTCTTTTCTATCTTCCTCTTTTTCTTTTTCTGACATTAGTTGCCACTCAGGCCAACCAAGACCCATCGCTAAACGTTTCCAGTTTTCATTGTCGTCATTTAAAGCTCCTTTAATATTTTCTACTTTTTGATAAATTCTATCAAGCGGCACGTTAGTTGTAGAAGCTATTACTTTTGCAGCTGCTTCATAAGCAGGGTTGTTTATATTAAAAGGATCCTTAGCTTCTGGATCTTTTCTACCATACTCCCAAGTAGTCATACCTTGTTTAAATTTACTAACTTTAATATCTATAGGAGGAGAGACATCAAGCAATTTAAAAGCAACATCAGGATATTCAGGTCTTGACTTTTTAGATCTATCATAAATATCTAAAGCAATATTTTTTATTGTAGAAACAACAGCTCCACCAATACCAAGCCCTCTTAATACGTTGTCTGTCATACTGTTTAAAGTTTTTACACCTTTGTATTTTTCTAAAAACGATTCTTGTTCTTCGTCATCATCATTAAATGCTACGGCAAATAAAGCAGATTGTAGTGTGGTAAATATTATATTTTGTAAAGCACCATAGTACAATATTTTACTTACATTATCTTTCCAATCACCTCTTCCATTAACTAAATCTAAGCTTGCTTTTTTCATTATTCTAGAATATTGACTAGGCGTATTAGCAAATGCCAATATAACTTTACCAGCAGTACTAGCTTGTTGTTGAGATATTTTACTTGGATCAGAAGACTGTTGTGATTCTTCAGATTTAGCTTTGAAATCTTCAAAAGCTCTAGCCTCTGCATCAGCTTTGCTTAATCCTTGTTTTAAATAAGCATTTACTTTATTTCTATAATAAGTAGCACCACCGCTAGCTATAGCAAAACTATCTGCTATTTGAGTTAATACAAAACCTTTTTTAAGTAAAGTTGCTATAACAGCTTTAGCTTTATTTGTACTAGTTTTTGCTGATTCAGCTATTTCAGATTCACTTACATTTATTTTTAAACCATTACGTCTATCAACTAAATAGTCTGAGTTCATTAAAGTCATAAAGTCAGACCAGTATTGAGGTTGATTAGCAAATGCCTTGCCAGCTTTGTATAGGTTGTTATCTCCAGTTAACTCTATAAAATTTAAAGAAGAAATAGTCTGTAACACTGCTGATCTAGCATTTAAGAACATAACACCACCAATAGAATTATTAACATAGTCTAAAAATCTAGACTCTATTCTACCCATTGCAACACCTCTGTTAGTACCTGTTTTCATTCTTCTAATAGAATCTTCTAAAGCTTCTCTATATTTAGATCCAAATGCAGCTTCTATTTTATTTAAGTTTTTATTTGAAAAAGCTTGGTCTATATTCTCGTTCCATTGTGCTAAATACTTTGATCTACCTTGAGTTCTTAAACCTTCTCTCATATCAGTAGTGATTGTTCCAGCTAACCAGTTTTTACCAGGATAATAATAGCCATTACTTTTATTTATGTCTATTAACTGACTAGAAAAAATACCAATTTCAGGATTTTCTTTTACAAATTCATCAACTTGTTTCAAATCTCTTTTAGATAAACCTTCTACTGTTATGTCTTGTTTATTCCAAGCATCTATTCTCACTATGTCTTCAAAAGTAAAACCACCAAATGCTTTTTTCTTTAAGTTTTTAGGTACACCTTCTAAGCTGTTTTTAAGAGCTTTAAAATCTGCTGCTAAAGTATTTTGAGCAACTGTTAAATCATTAATACCTCTGTTGTAAGGTTTTATTAAGTTATCTTGCATCCACTCCCATTGTGCATCACCTATTGATCCTTTACCTAGTAAGTTATATAATAAACCTCCAAAGTCTTCTGCCGATGCAGGTATTAAGTCAAAGCTTCTTTTGTCTCTA